TCTCGTCACCTGGGGCCATCCTAATCTCGACCTCCTGTTCAATCTTTTGGCTGATGTTTACAAGATTCGTACAGACGTTTTGAACAATAACCCTACCTATCCAGCCGTCCTGTTGATACCACGTCCCGGAACCTGCTAACTTGTATAGAAAATAAGGCTTTACCGTTCCCGGTGTTGACCCGTAAGCAACGTCATAGAAAATATTGATCTTCAACTTAAAATGAATGTAATCATTCGCTTTTAAGACATGGTTTACCAGGTCAAAGTTTAAAGAATTGCCAGAAATCAGAGTATTCCAGGCTGGTTCAATGCTGCGGGCTGCGTTCACGTTGGCCCCGGATAGTCCGATTACCCCGCTATTTGCCTCACACCAATCCTTTGAATGCTGGAAAAACGGGGCAAGTACATACTTATTCTTAAAATAATAACCCTCTGTAAATAAGGAAGAAACGGTATAGCCAGCATCTTTGAAAATCTGTTTTAATACTTTGGCCACATTCCAATGAAAAGAAATGTCCTCACAAAATAACTGCTCTTTGATTTGTCGGACATACCCCGTATCATCAATGTAAAAGGGCGTTAATAAAACTAACTGATCTTCACCATTTACTGAAGTGATTATGTCAGATATTTCATGTGAACAGTTATACCGCTTAGCCTTTTCAAAGCCTCTTAATATTACATGGTCCCCTATGTTGAATTTGGTTTTGTAGGCATAGAGATAGTTTTTTGTTTCCAATGTAGCAACCAGGGCCAGATTATGAGGGCCGCCAGACATGGCCTCACACCGGATAATCTTTTCCTCAGTTATTACACCCAAATTTTGAGGACCGTAAACATAAGAATTAGCCTGAAGGGTTGAATTTAAGATGTTGGCCTTTGTCAAAGCATGAGATTCGGTTATATTAACCTCAGTCATTAGCTTTTCGCCTATGGCATCTATCCATTGCTTATTATTTCCGATAATAGCTATATTGAACTTATTGGGCTGCATTCTGCTGAATAGATAAAAGATTTACCACGCCTGAAAATATCTCAATGCCATCTTCTTTAACAACAGCCTTTAAATCTGTTTTTTGACCCTGGAAATTTAACACGTTTACATCCTCGGCAAACCGGAAAAACCGCCTGACTTGTGCGGTCGCTGGCAATGCAATGGATTTTGACGCTGAATTATTGCTTTGTTCCAAATTGTCAATGTCGTCAAAGGCAAATGTTAAGGCCATCGGCTCATCTATGGCCGAATCTATCAAAGTATCGTTAATAAACAGATCAACCATTCTGCGTTATCCGTTGGTTTGCGTCCCTGAAAGTTAATTGCATTTGAATCATGTCATTACTCTTTATGGTCTGGCTTTGCATAGTAACGACGATCGGTATGTTTAACCCGGCCTCAACCCTCCAAACTTCGGGTGAACTCATTAATTCGCTCAGCCAAAGAGCCGTTGTTTCAGTAATGAAATCGGAAAACACTTCAACCGCTTCACCGTACACGGAGGACAGGGCTTTTTCGCCTCGATCTGAAGAAACGAACGGGGTCGGCAGTTCTTTTTGAACCGTGATCTGGCTTACGCTGGCCGTTTTGGTTTCAGCTCCGTAAAATGTATGGTAGTCAATCCCGCCTAAAAGATTTACAAAGCCAATCCGGTAAGCTCTTAACCGGGTTGTTTTATCCATGGTGTAAAATCGCTGCTCGGTACACCGGGTCCAGGTAGTTATCCCGCCTGATACAGATTTCGACTCCAGGTAGGCCGTAAGGCTTTTAACGGCTGAGAAGGTATAAGTGTTCGGCAGTTTAATACACAGCGTCAGGCGGCCTCCTATGACGGTTGTGGCTGCCGTTACCTCCTTGGCCGTTGACCCGGTAACGGGAACAACGTCCAAAACTCCCCTTAGTGATGAAACAGGAATGCCATAAGCCAAAATAGAAAGCTGCTCAAATTCCAAATCCCGGATGAGTTTTGTTAGCGGGGCGTTGGTTAAAAACTTTGCGTAAATCATATAGCCGTTGCAATTAACCCATGTGAACGCATTGCGGTAAGAATTGCGTTTATGCCTACCCTCTCGGGCGTTCCTGTGTCTGGCATGTCATCAATTGCCCCTGCCTGTGCCCCTACAACCTTAACCCCTGAAACTTTTAACCCGTCTTTAGGGACATTGATATTGACCGAACCGACATCAACGGCAACTGCGGTATCTGATTGCATTGCGTAACTGTCCGCAATATCAACCAGGATTTCAGATACCATGTTGGGAGTGATCCCGAAATTGCCATTTTCAACAATGTACCCCGCTATCAGGGCTTTGATTGCATCACGTGTTAAGACTGCCATATACTTGTTTTTTAACTAAATGAAGTTGCACCAAAACTTGAATTAAAATCTTTTGCGAAATCGGGGCTTGGTAAACCTGGTAACTCCCCGCCAAAGATTGTATAAGCTCCCAAGGCCATCACTTCAGAATGTTGCCGGGTTGCCTGTACTGCTTTTAAAATATCTGAATTGACTGTAAAATATTCCTGCATCACATTGTTAGAATCCAGATATACTTCCGTAAATCGTACCTGGTATTCAACAATCGAATTATTATTTGGTGTTATCAGAGAAAGAGAAGGATTGCTCTGCCGGTCAAATGATAGTAGGGTTTGAAGGTTCCGGGCAAAATTGAACTGGAAGTAATTCTGCAAAGGGTACAGCTTTTCGTACTTTGTGCAAACCAGGACAAAGGGGGACGTCATGTCATTACGGGCGTACAGTTCGCCTTTCATTAACAATTCAGGGTGTCCAATGGTTGAATCCTGAATCTGGAAGATAATAGGCCGGTAAGCCGATGAAATGTAAATAGGCTGAGTTAAGATTTGTAAAACCTGACCGCCTGAAAATATGGTATCTCCGATATTCATGTCATACTGCCTTTAACATCCCTGATAATATTATTCAAAACAATGTCGTAAAAATCATGTACGGCCTTTTCAATCTCCGATTTGATTACCTGGTGTTTGTCGGATAAAGTCCGGGTTATCCAGGCTGTTTTTGCCTTATCTCCGCTGGTTGGTATTCCATGCTGAAAAATGCTGTGTTGAATTGCAAAGGCTAAATCCCGTTCTTTGCGACCTTCAGCCGAAATACCCCTGGCCCTGATCCAGCCCAGTAAAGCATCAATAGGAACTTTCTTTGTCCCTGATCTGCGCCCGGTATCAACCCAGCGTCCATAACCTTCCGAGAAACCCTCAATGACTGACCCGGTTGCTGTTTTGCGTACTGCCAGCCGTACCGATTCCCCCAGCGTTCCCGTTGCGGCATGGCCTTGCCGGGAAAGTTCAGCCTTTAACTCTTTGGTGAGAAATTCACACAAAGGAGCAAGTAAGGTTTCTATGTTTGAGGTTTCAGACACAATCAACAGCTTTTACATTCATATTCAATTCAACCCATATAACCGATTCTGCAATTGGTAGTCCGGTATCGGCCCCGCCTGAGTTTCTTCGCATTACAGGCCGGGGCGAAGGAAGTACCTGAAAATTAGCAGGGTCGGCAACTAAGGCTTTTACAATGGTTTTCATGTTTGCAGTCAAAGCATCCCAGGCGGTTATCCGGGCCGTTTCATCGTTCTGGGGATCAATACGGATTAAAAACAGCTTCAGGATCATTTCTTTGTTGGTCCATGCTGCGACATTTGCATCCAAAAGATCATCCGGGGGTATCAGTAGCAAAATATCAAATGATTCCTGCCCGGTGTTAAGCTCAGTCAGATAACCTACCTGAACCGTCTTAATTGACGTTATCCCGGCTACTGCTGTTTGCAGTTTTGTTTTCAGGGTTGTTAGTGTCATTGATCTTTAGATTTAATGCAAACTTTCTATTTCTCAAATGAAGCCTTACGGCCTCTGGAATTTCGGCAATACAAAAGGTATTCATTACATAGTCGAACGCCTCGACCCAGCCTGTTAACCTTGCCTTTTCAACCTCAGTCATTCTGTGAATGAATTACGGCTACTTTGTAAGAAAGTGCCTCAAAGAACTTGTATACTTTCATCCGTTCCACGTATTCAATGTTTTTTACATCTTCAGATAACATCAGGATTTTCCCGTACCAGCCGAAGGATTGTAACTCATCTTTTCCCTTGCTTTCCTTACCGCCTTTTCCAGTAAAGAGATTTGGTCGTATTGTTTTAATATAAGCAAGGGTGTTATTAAAGAAAAAAAAACATTCCAGACAATATCCAGGGTCAAGTCTTTAAACTCTTTTGCCCGTTCATTGGATTTCATTTCGTCGTACTTTTCATCTTTGGGCCTGCAAAGAATAGAAATCAGGTTACAGAGTAGCATTAGGTCCCGGTCCTTGTTCATTGCGCTCAGGGCAATAAGAATGTCCGCACTTTCGGTAAACTCCAATGCGGTTAAATCAACCATAGGGACCCTGCGGCCCATGATCTCCTTTGAAGCCGGCAGGTAATACCTCTCGCCTTTGAAATCGAAATATTCAAGCTCCCCTGCGGCAAAATCAGGCGGGTAATACAGTATTCCTTCAACCATGCTTCGCAAGTATTGCATGTATAAGCGTGTAATCGAAGGTGAGGAAATATTTAACACAACCTCGTGAGGAATATCGGATAAGATTTTCAGCACTTCACCGTAATACTTTGGGATCTTTTTAAACTGATCTTCGATTGAAATAGTTTCTTGGGCTGCATTTATACGACGGTCCTTTTCCTCATCATCCAGGCCAGAGGATTGATAAGCGACCAGGTAAAGGTTTGCCAGGGTGTCAGGCATTTTCAATGAAGCAACTTTTGCAGCCGTCTCAATTGAAATGTCGGCCCAGGCGTTTTTGACCTGGGGCAAATCCCCGTTTATCTTAATTTCCAGCATTAGATCAGCTCCGTAAGGTATTTAACAACGGCGGTAATTTCCCGGCTGGCATAAACTAAACGGGTTATGCTGCGCCCCTGTCCCCGGTAATCCTGTTTGATTGTTTCCAGATCCGTAAGGTTTTCCCGGAGCGATTCAACTACTTTCTGAATAGGCGACTTTTCAGGAACGTAAATAACCGCCTCTGTTTCTGCCTGATCTTCGACTTCTTCAATCGGTTTGTTTTTTGGTCTGCCTGCCATAATATTAAGTTTTAGGTTTATGATATTTTCCAATGGGTTATCTTTCCGACATGAGGAAGTTCAAAGAATTCCCTCATTACAAGCATGTCCATGTAATCAGGTGAACGGCCTATGATTTCCTTAATCTTGTCTTTTGAAATCAATGATAACTTTAAATCGCTATCCATTGAGGCGGATCGAAGCTGTTCTACTTCCTCGACAATTAACGTTTTCTCATTTTCTGAAACTCCTTCCAGATAAACCCCGGATCGGTTTACCCGTTCAGAGAATAAGAAACCACATTGAGATTTAAGGTTTTGATAGTTTTCCTTGCGCCCCTGAATCTGAACAGGCTTTGCATTTGCCGTAAATCCTTTGCAATCTAAACCGTCTTTAACACCCCCTCCAACGCCGTCCTCATCAACAATGGTACGGCTCATTGGAATTCCGTGTTTTGTGGCAAGTGTTTTTATAGTTGAAATACAAAGAGGGATTGAGCTTTTTGGCAATCGGATCATTTCTACAAGCCTCCAGCCGTTCCAGCGACCTACTTGCGTATTGTCCTTTCCAAAACGGGCAATATCGGCTGTAATGAATCCGGGGCCTGTTTCTACATGGGAATTGGTGAATAGGTCAAGAATCTTATCATACGAAATAAGCTGATCTTTGGTGTCGTCATATTCCCAGTTCCCATATTTTAACCTTTCCCTGGTTACATTATCGGTTATCTTGTCAAGATTTTCCAGATAACCCTTATCCAGATATGGATTTTCGGAAGCAAGGGCCGGAATAAATGCGTAATCGCTTGGAAGTGTGCCTGATTTATAGGGCTGGTAAAAGATTTTATAAAGCCAGTTCTTTTTCGGGTTTGCAGTAATCAACATTTTTGCTGGCAGCAAGCCGTGTTTTTCGTTATTAAACCGGCCTATCCTGGTCTTTAAAACGTCAAAGGCCCCAAAGTTGATTTCTCCACCTTCGTCAATTGCCCCTCCGGTGTATTCGATTGAACCATAACGTTCATACAAAGGATCGGAGGGTAAAAATTTCAGGTCTAAAAGATCAATCTGTGAGCCGTTTGAAAACTTAATGTAATGATCTTGACCATTATAGGTAAACTCATTGCGGGGGATTTTGTAGAAAGAACATAGCTTGTAAAATGTTACCAGCGTGCTTTCTCTTAGTCGTTTAAGCTCCTCCCGCCCGATAAACCAGCGGGTCCCCGCTTTACTCATTGCCATTCCAATAAGCCACGAAACAATTACCCAAGATTTACCCCCTCCTGCCGCCCCGCCAAACAATACAAACCGAGTATGGTTATCGGTAAGATGTTCGATGGCAACTCCTTGCCGTTCGGTAAATTCCATAGTGAGTTTCAATTGTTTAGCCTTTTAATCACAAATTCAATGCTTTCAACCCTGTTATTTATATCAGCTTCAATCTTTTCCTTTTGGCCTAACCATTGCTTGCCTAACCATATCTGCATTGTAATATTTTTATCCTTAACGGCGGACTCATATTGCTTCACTTTCAACAAAGCATTCCCTTTTGCCCGTTTTCTTACAGAATAATTAGAATAATCTTCCTTGTATTTTTTCCTGCATCTTGAATACAGTGTTTGTTCGTGAAACCCCATCTCAGCCGCTACCTCCATGCCCGAACAACCAGCCTCAATCAACAGATTTACCTTACTCCAATCAATTGTTATAACCGGCCTTCCGGGACCCCTATGTTTAACACCTTTCAATTATTTATTTTTTTAACTTCTATATTTTATTTCTGCTGCCATCGAATTGTTAATCAACTCACAAAAGTAATCTTTTAAATGTCAAATGTCAAGGATAAGTTTACAACAGGGTTTTGTTGAAAGGAAAAAGCGGGCCTTGATTCCCGCCTTTTCTCGAAGTACGCCTTTCGTTTTTGATCTAATCC